TGACCGCGCGCGTCGGCGCCAAGCCAAAACACGCTGTTGTCAAGCTTGGCGACCGAGTACGGCGCGATGCAGCCAATCTCGTTGTACGCGCCTTGGATGCGCGTCAACGGGAAGTCGGGGTCGCCTGAGTTGTACCAGACCTCAACCGAGTTAGTGCCGAACAGCCACACCTCGCGGTGATCAACTATGAGCGACACCAAGCCGTCCGGCGAACCCTCGGCGCTTGCAAAGTCCAACGGGTCTACGGAAAGCCCGTCAAGCAAATCCGTCACCCACACCTTCTGGCTGTTTGGCTCGTTGAACACGAAGTAGCCGTCAAGGTAGCCAACGTTGACCGCGCCGGGAAAGTCCGGGTCGGTAATCTTGGCGAACGCCGCCGTGTTGAAGTTGTAGATGAACCCGTCCGGGTTGCACGCGATGAACAACTGCGTGCCGTTGTCGGCCATTGACACCGGGCCAAAGCCCGTGATGTCGCCCAACTTGGTCTGCGTCAGGTTAGCGGCGACTTTGTAGAACTCCGTGCCGGTGGCCACATACACATCCGTGCCGTGCGCCCACAGCCCCCGGATGGGGCCGCTGCCGACCGTAGCGACCAGACGCAGCCCAGGGCAGCGTTGCAAGTACGCCGGTTCCTTGCCGCCCTCGGGGATAGCCTCGGGGTACAGATTGACCATCCGGTTGTCGGCAGCATTGGGGCTACGCAGGACGTAGCTGCTTCCGAGAAACGGGGTTTTCATCAGTAGTTGCCAGCGAAGATGTTGAAGCGGTTGCGCCGCGCCATGAGGCTGTACGGCATCGCCATGATGTCACGCGGGTTGTTGATACGCTTGAGCGTGCGCTTGCTCACCATCGCAATCCGGCGCACATCTGCCGCCGGATCGACGTTGAACTCCGGCGCCAACTCAAGCGCCAAGTTGTACCGGAACGCGCGCAAATATCCTGGCGGGAACAACAAGTCTGTCTCAAGCCCCGCCGCCGCAGTCAACGGCGCTACCGATACAAAGTGAAACTCTAGCGTGCGCGACGGCACCGGGTACACCGCCAAGGTGATGTCGGGGTAGGTCATGTTGACCCACATGACCTGCGGGAAGGTGCTAGTGACCGTCTTGACCGCGATGTTGTTGTACTGCAACTGGTTCAAGAACTTGATGCCGAACGACACGTTCGTAGTCGGGTCGCGGAAGAACGTCGAGTCTTGAAGCAGAATCGGGCGCTGCGTGGCGTACCCGTTCGGCACAAGCACATCGTCGTTTTCCGTCGCTAGCGGATCGCCGCCCTCCGTACTCAACGGGTACAGGAAGTCGCCAGACGGGCCAAGCGTGCGGACGCGGTTGCCCGCTTCCCAAGTAAACACTTGGTCTTGCGTGCAGAACACTGCAAGGCTCTCCGCACTCCAGCTATCAAGCATCTGGTTGAGCGCCAGAATGTTGTCTTGGTAGACCGCTTCGGGCAATACGTTACCCGAAGCGGTCAGCCCCAACAGCCGGTGCGCCCCGTTCAGCAATTCCCTGACGGTGGCCATTTAGCCCCCCATTGCCGCTTGCGGGACAGCCCCCGTGTCGGTGTAGATGTTGGAGTTGGGCACGTTGCCGACCTTGGAGTTCGGCAACTTTTGGATGTTGTTGCGGATGAGCGCGTCTAGGTCAATCTTGAGGTTAGCCACCACTTCCTGCGAAATGCGGGCACCAAACTCCGGCGCTACTTCAACCGCAAGCGACAGCTCAAGCAACCGCTGGTAGCCCGGCGGGAGGTACTGCGTTGTGGTAAGCGTGGCATACTGACCAATCATCTTCTCGGCCTTGAGGAAGATGGACACCGCAGCGTTCGGCGTCGGGTAGAGGATGACGCGGCCATACGGCGTGTCTGGCCGATAGAGCAACTTGGTCGGCGTACCCGTAGTCGCCTTGGTGGCGATGTTCGTCCAGAATTGCTCAGTGATAAGGCCAAGCGGCGTGTCCACGTTGCTGATGCGGACGAACGCGCCGACGATACGGATGGGGCGGTTAGTGACGAAATCAGCCGCAGGCACCACACCTGGCTCGTTGCCGATGGTATAGGTACTTTGCCCGTTGACCGTGGTGAACTGCTCCGCCAGCGTGGCGAAGTAGTATTGCGGGTTGGCGGAATACGAGTCGATGACGGAGTTGAGGCTGTACAGGGAGTCCTGTGCCTCCGCAGCCGTGGGCGCCTCGCCCGAAGCCAACACCCCCAAAAGCCGCATGGACTTGTAGATGATGTCCTGCGCGTTGACAGCCATAAATCAAACCTCCGGGGATCGGCGCCTGCGCTTACCCTCAAGATTGTTGGCAACCTCGCCTTCCGTTTCCGGCAGCGGGTCGTCGGGATTGTACTGCTGCCACCCTTGGCGCAAGTCGGCGGCCATCTCCAATTCGGAGATGGCCACCTTGTTGCCGTGCCTAGAGTGGCGCAGGTAGAAGTGCATCAGACCGGAGCGATGACGAGCGCGTAGACCGGGACAGTCACCGTGTTGGCGAGCGTGCCGGTAGCAGCAGCGCGAACACGCAGCCGATCACCGCGCGCGACGACAAGGTTCGCCGCCGTGCCGTTCAGCACCAAGTCGCGGCGACCGTTGGCGACCAGCGCCGAACCGCCCGTAACCTGCGTGGTGTTCGCAGCCGTAGCCGCAAGCACCGCCGTCGAACCCGCGCCAGCTTGGCCCAAGTTCGTGATGCTGAACGTGATGTAGTTGGTGTTGTTGGCCGCCAACGCATCCGCGCCCGAAAACAGCGCCGCCGTAATCACGCCGTTGAAGGGCGCGATGATGGCATTGTCGGTGTTGCCGGTCGTGGCTACGGTGATGCTGTGCGTCTGCACCACCGCACCCGCATACAGACCGTTCTCGGTCAGCGCAGCGGGGGCGATAGTGGTGCCAGACTCAAGTGCCGGGTCAGCGTATGCAACGCCAACAGGCTTGGAATTGGGCATCGAAGTTCTCCTAGAAAGGTGCGGCCCCCGCGTCGGTCAGACGCAGGGGCCGCAAGCCGTTACACGCGGTAGGCGATCCACGAACCATCCGACACCTTGCGAGCGCGGTAGCGCCCCGAAGTGCTGATGGCAACCGTGGCCGAACCCACAACCGAGAAGCCCGTGCCGCCGTTGAGCGTCACCGCACCCGAGGCCGAACCCAGGTTGACGATGACGAACTCAAACGCCGAGTTAGCGCCCATGTTCGGCTCCGCCGCATCCATCAGCGCAGCAGTGGGCAGCGTGAAGCCGACCGCCGAAGCGTTGGTAGACGTGATGAGGCCGTTGACGAGATCGCTCGACACAAGGGTGACAGTCGTGCCGGTGTAGGCGACGGGAGCCGCCTGCGGCGAAAACTGCACTTCGTCGAAGTTGCCGTTACCGATCTGGTAGCCACCAGTTCCGTTTGCGATAGGCATGATTGAAAATCTCCTGGAAAGGGCGGTGAATTAGCCCCAGACGCGAGCGGCGAGCTGCGGACGGATGACTCCGTAACCGTACAGCACGTCGATGCGGCAAGGCATCCGGTCGTTGTTGATGTCGTACTGGCGCACGATACGCAGGCTAATGCCGTTGTGAACCTGCCGCGAGGCCATGTCAACGCCCTGCGGGAGCAGGAGGTCGGCGGTGGCAAACGAAATCGCGTCCTTGTGGTACGCGAGGTTCTGCGGGTAGCTGGTGCTGGCGGCACCAACGAAGGTCACGACGGCGCTGTTCTGCGGGAACGAGTCCACGGTGGCAAGCGGGTGCGACGAGGTGTAGATCGCCGGGCTGATCCGCACGTTCGTGAACGCACTCGCCGCAGCCGTATTGGCTTCGGTCACGACGAACTGCTGGAGCGAACCAGTCGATTCGCGGGTCTGCGGGTTGACCGCAAACACGCCCGCGATGGTGAACACATCACCCACCGCAAGCGTCTGAGCGGTCGTACCGTTGAACGAAATGGTAGTCGCGCCCTGCGCCGTCACCGTGCCGTTCACCGTGATGCTACCCGAACGGGAGCCGGTGGTGAACTGCTTGATGGACTGCGACATGCCAATCTCGTCAAAGCCGAGGATGCCCTCGCCCATCATGCCACCCTTGAACTGCTTGCTCACGGTGCTGACGGGGTTGAACAAGCCCTTCATGCCCTCGACCAGTCCGGCGTTGGCAGCCGGGTTGACCGTGAGGTAGCGCGGCGACATCGGCGCGGCAGCCTCGTTGAGCTTCTGGTTGGCCTGGAGAAGAACCAGCGAGGTCGCAGGCGTGGTGCCGGGGGTGCCGACCGACTGGTAGATGCCGTTGTAGGCGTTGGCCACATCAGCGTCCACGCTTGCAGCAAGCTGCGAGATACGCGGCTTGAGGACGCGCTCCGCGAAGTCGTCCAACGACAGCGCGAGTTCGGCGGACGTGAAGTTCACGCCGACATGCTTCTGGCTGGACACGGTGAGCGAGGTGAACTGCTCGTTGTCGGACTGCACCTGCAGGGCGGCACCGTCCGTCACCAGCGCACGATCCGGGAGACGGATGCGCAGGGTCGAGCCGATCTTAGCGCCTTCGACGGCGAACGAGTCGTCGTACTGGCGGTTGACGTTGCGGGTGATCACCAGGTTGTTCTCAAGGATCTCAAGAGCCTTGCGGGTGATCATGTCGATTGTAAGAAGTGAATTAGCCACGGATGTCTCCGAAAGTAAGGGTTAGCGGTTCCGCGCGTCCCACATCTTCTGCTGCCGCAGGCGCTCGGCTTCAATCCACTCCGACGTACTCATGTCCTTGATGGAGCGAGGGTCGGTCGTGTCTCTTGCCGGAGCACCTGCCGCCCGAGCCGTTACCGGCTTGATGGGGGGTGGCGCACTAGTCGTCTTGCGAACCGGGGCGGGGTTGTCAGCCAACTTCGCCTCAATTCGCCCAATCTCTTTGGCTTGCAGAAATGGTGCCAAGCGGGAGATACGGTCTGCTTCCTTGGGGTTAGACCCAAGGTAGTAGGCCACATCGGGGCCGACATCGGACGCTTGAATCGTCTCGGCCATCATGGTCGTGATTCGCAGCGAGGGGTTGTAGGCGACTTGCTCGAAGTCGTCGTACTTGTCCCTCGCCGATTCCTCACGCTCCTGATACGCCGAAAGCCGGTCAAGGCGCTCGCGGTCAGCCTCGCGTTGGGTGAGCATCTCGGCGGCTTTGCGTTCGGCCAGAGCCTCCGCATACGCCTCGGGATCCTCATCCTTGGGCGGCAATGGCGCGTCGGCTCGGGGAGCCTCGGGTGCCTTCACCGCCTGTTCGCGTTCCCACTTGCGCCGTTCACGCGCAAGCCTCTTACCTACCGCCGCGTCCAGTTCCTCTTGGGTAAAGGTCTTGGGGGCAGGTGTTTCTTCCGGCTTTGCCGCCTCGGGGGCAGCTTCAAGTTCCGGGGTCGCCGTGACTTCCGGTTCCAGCGCGGGTGTTTCCGCTACAATTTCGGTTTCAGACATGGTGTGATCCTTACGAATCCCTGGTCAACCGGGCCAGTACGGGGGCAATACTATGCCACTTGCGGCACAGGTGCAACTAGTATGCAGATCCAACGCCAGCTTCGGGCGTCCTAAAATACTGCCCGACGCCGATAGCTACGAAAGTGGCCCCCACCAGAATAGCGACGGAGGGGCAAAGGTCGGTATCAAATGCGCGTATGAACGTTTGCATGGGTTACTCCCAAATCATCGCAAGGCGGTATATCGGCGTGGTAGACCCGGTTGATGGGTCATTAACCGCGCCACTAGCGTTGCACGCGGGGAGGGCTATAAAAGTTCTTAGCGCCGCGCCAATCGGGTTAGCCGAAAAAGTGACGCCCGACGCAATTTCAGAAACAACCACCGTGCAAATCCCAAACTGCGGGACAACTCTAGGGACGGATGTAGACAACGGCACCCAATGCGTAAAAAACTGCGGCAGCCCTCCGATAAGCGAAGATGTTATCGTGAACGGCACATAGCAAAACGCTTTATCTGTAGTTAAGGTAGTTGAAACATTGTTCGGTATGTCAACGCCTTGGCATTGCGTAAGTTGATTCGCCACATTTGTGGATTTCCCATACACCGTATACCCAAGCGTTGTAGGGTTAGTGTTGGCGTCTACGGTGCGAGACACACAAAATAATGCTAGTGAACCCGCAACGCTAGTAGGGTTTGCATCGGGGTTAGCAACAGCGGCATACCCAACAAACCCAAAAAACGCGTTGTTAGAAGTGCGGCTAAGAAAAGACCGACGAGAACTTCCGTTTGGGATGCCTGCGGCAGCAATGCCACCTATAATTGTAGCTGATGAAGTAGCCCCCGTTAGCGTGCCTGATCCGTTGCTCCCTGTACCTACCTGCACGCGAATTGCTATGTTGGTGGCATTACCGCCGGTACCGTACTCCCATTTCATAAACAATGACGAGTCGGAAAAACGCCAAATTTCATATCCGGCGTATGTGTTAATTGCCGGGCGCAAAACCGTCGTCCAGTTGATTTGTCCCGTGTCGGCGGTCTGTACGAGGCCAACTTGCGCAAGGGACGCAGACAAATCCGAACCCCACGCCCTAAAGTCGGCGTCGTTGGCGTGGTTAATCGGGAAATCCCATTGTTTGACGGGCATATCAAATCCTCAGTACGCAAAGCCGATGCCGGGATCGGGCTGGAAGAACAGATACGACACCGGCAAGACGATGCTCCAGTAGGTGTACGCCGAGGGGTCAGCTCCGCCAAGTATTGGGCTAGCCGCCGACTGCGGTTGGGCAGGAGCGGTAGCGAGGTTGAACGCGGCGAGCATAGCCATCACTTACTCCCAGAGCATAGCAAATGAGTAGGCACTACCAAGCGCGCTCCCTTCCACGGCACTATCGGGGACAAGATATGTGCGCGGTGTAGTGCCTATTAGCGTTGTGGTAAACGTGCTGCCCGCAGGAACTTCGGAAGTAATTGTCGTGGCCGCGTAAGGATTGGGCAGCACCAATGGAAGCGCAGTCCAATGGATAAAACATTGCGTATCGCTGCCGACGATAGACGAAGTAATGCCCATAGGAATTACTACAAAACTGCCGCCAGTGTTTACGGGGCTAGCAACACCTGTCTGAAAATTGACGGCCTGTACAACCGGATGCCCGTTAAGACTAGTTGTTTTCCAGTATACGGTGACGCCGCGTGAGTCTGGCGCACCGGAACTGTTAGTAGTTCTGGCAACTGCCATCATAGCTACAGGGCCAGCACCACCCGTGCCAAGCCCAAACCTATACCCAACAAACCCAAAAAAACCGTCTTTGTAGACAAGAAAAGACTGGCGGCTTGTTCCGGGGTTATTTAGCGTGCTAGTACTGCCGCTAGCACATACGGTGCGAGCGGATACCGCACCTGTTAGCGTACCCGAACCGTTGCTGCCCTGCCCTACTGTAAGCCACAAACCGGGCGTGCCGGAAGAGTTTCGCGTACCGTACTCAATTTTTAGAAATACGGTTGAGTCGGTATACCGCCAAATCTCGTACCCCGCCGCAGTATCTGTAGTAGTCGGTCTAAGAACCGTAGTCCAATCAATCTGCCCCGTGTCCGCAGTTTTAACCAAGCCTACCTCGGCAAACGATGCGGACAAATCCGAACCCCACGCCCTAAAGAAAGCGTCAGTAGTGTGCTGGATCGGGAAAAACCACGCTTTCGTCGTCACGGGATTTCTTCGACAATCAACTGAAAGTTAATGGCCGTAAAGACGCTTGAGGACTGGAGGTAGAACGTCACCAAGTCCCCGGCCTCAAGGATGGTCGAAGTCCAACCCGTAAAGTTGGTGTTGAACAGCGACGTGCCGCTAGTGATGGTCGGCTTGACCGTCGCACAAATAGACTGCGCAACGGTCGGAAGCACCGGCTTTTGCCGACGCCACACGTCAATCACGCACGATCCGGTGCCGCCCTGCCCGATGATGTTGAGCGAAATAATCTGGCTTCGGTTTGCGATTTCAGTCGTGGCGGCAAGCGGCGCGACCACCGCACCGCCCAATGAAGTCGCCCACACAGCCCCGTGCGAACGACGGCGAACCGGCGTCCACACATCGTTGATCGTCGCCTGTTTGGTCGTGCCGCCCTGCACTACGGCGATGATTTCCGACCCGGTAAGCGGCGTGGTGGCCGCTGGCAAAGAGGTGATCAGGATAGGGTTGCTCATGGCTTACCCCCTCATCCGGGCGGCCATGTCCTGGAAGGACGCGACCTTGGCGTTAAAAGCCGTGCGCTCTACAGCGAGTTTGTCCGCAGCGTCAGCCAACGCCTGCTCCTTGGCGGCAGCGGCAGACTCTCGGGCAGCGACATCGCGCTCCCGACCGACGGCGGCAGTTTCACGTGAAGCAAGCACCGCTCGGGCGTCAGCCTCGGCGCGGTCTAGCTCCTTCGCGCGCGCCTCCAAATCAGCGGCCTTGGCCTTGCTCTTGGCCTCCGCTGCCTTGGCGTCAGCGACCAGTTTGGCCGCCTGCTCCTTGGCTTCAGCAAGCTCCGCCGCCGCCGCCTCACGGTCTTTCAGTGCATCGTCAACGGCGGTCATAGCGCCCTGGCGCTTGCGCAGTTCGTCGCGCAATTCGGTCAGACGAGCCAAGTCCAGCGGAAGCTGCTTGGTGTAGTAGTCCACCGGGTCAAAAGCGGCGGTATCGTTGGCCATGCTAGGCATGATGCACCCTATGCGTAGTAGCTGATGTTGAGGGTGGCGCTGGCGGTCTGCTGGATGAAGCGAATCCGCGAGAGATCCCCGTCATACTGCAAGGTCACACCAGAAGCCAGCGGCATACCGACCGTCGTGGTCGGATCGGTGCCGTCATCGCGCCAACGCACGCCAGCCCCCTCGGGGGTGATGATGGCAAGCGTCGGCTTGGCCGACAGCCCGTTAGCGTCCCGCGTGGGGACGGTAAGCGAAACCGCACCGGACAGCGAAGTGATCTGCTGGTAGCCGATGCAGGAAGTGATTGCTTTGAGATTGATCGCCATAGTCAGATTCTCCTGCGTTCTGTGAACGAACGCAACTCTATAAAGTATATGTCAACCCCTACCGGCGGGGGAGGGGGGCCGCCCGAATATATCAGGTCGGCGTTGTTGCCGACATAGGAATATGTCCCGCCGTCAGCCAAAAGGATTCTGTTTACGCGGAGGTTGGCATTGTTGCCGCTGTACGAGTAAACGCCGCCATCAGCCGCCAAGACGCGGTTGAAAAGCAGGTCGGCGTTGTTGCCCGTGTAGGCGTAAGTCCCGCCGTCTGCCGACAGGACAAACGCCCCGGCGGTCGTATAGGTCAGCGTGGCATTGTTGCCGCTATACGAGTAAACGCCGCCGTCAGCCGAGAGGGTGAACGCTGCGGCTGCCGGTTGGTTGAATAGCAGCAGAAGGCTCATTCAGCCTCCGTTTTCATCGGCACAGCGAAGCCGCCGCGCT